TGCTGCAGCCCTGATGGCGACACCACAAGAAGGCGAAACGGTGGCTTATTTCTATCTTGGCAGGTTAATCGATATAATTTTGAAGAATATTGACGACGAATTGAAAGCCCTTTCTGGCACCGGCAGCCCGCTGACAGCAATAACCGAGCACAAACTCCCATCCGGAACAGACATTCCTATCACACACAAAACCCGCAGCCAGAAAAAGAAAGAACTGGAGATCGCGCTAGCCAATTTTAAAAGATTGAGAATAGTGTTGGGCCCTGTAGAGTTCGTAAACGCCCCTTCCCGTGGCTCCTCACAGGTAACAAATGCCACATTTGGCGATCTTCCCATTTCCGTAAAGTATTTTGTTGAATACATGACAGATAAGATGCTCAAGAAAGAGGATACCTTTTATTCTCTTACAAAATTTTTGAACGATATAATGAATGAGTTCGTTCGTGATTTCTTGAATAGTAGAGAATGTTTCAGAAATGTTAAAAACAAAGTCCGAGCGCAACAAACTTCTTTGACTAGTTGGTCCCCGAGTTCGGATTATGACGTGCTTGAGATGAAAATAGCACAGACCGGCTACCCCCCAGCCAATAGTGGAAACATCATAGATCTTCGGAATGCCGCCACAATCCAACAAGCCCTTTCCAATGCTCCGCGGCGCCGCGCCCGCATTGACGAATTGCAAAATATTAGAGGACACCAGCTTGACCCGGTTTTGAATCTTTCGGGTCCCCCAGGCGCCCGAACTATGATAGAGCCAGATCAAGAATTTAATTATTTTGTTTATTTTGCTGGACAAATACAACCTCTGGATAAAATGAGAGGGAAAAGAGGAGAAGATGAAGGTCGCGGCATTTTCCACTATATGTTGGGGCGCGATAAAGGATTAATTAAGAATATCTCACTCTCTAAAACGCAAACAAGGGGGCTCGCTGAAGTCCGTTTTGAGCAGGACGGGTATGATGGGCTACGGCAATTAAGGGTGGTTTATGACGTTGAAATCGACTCATATGCAAACATAAATACCTATCCGGGCACCTATATCTATGTTGACCCATATGGTTTTGACCCGGGCTATAATATCGATAAGATCTCTATGACAGAATTAGGTATTGGTGGTTATTATATGATTATTAGATCTGAACACGAATTTGGAGCCGGAAAAGCTAACACCAAGATTACAGCCAAGTGGGTTAATCAAATTGAACGCGAGGGCGCCGCCGCCGCGTGTCAATCCCTGCGCGATCAAAATACCGGCACGAACGATCCAACCCAAGTTTCACCGGAATGTCAGAGCTTTGCCACAGAAAGAGAGGACGCCATGGCAGCTTCCGACGGTGGAGAAGACCGACTTTTCGATCTGAAGTGGGAAGGATGGACGCCATGGTAGGAGAGAGACATGTCTAAATATTTTGCACCAAACAATAAAGAGTCAGCAAAAGACCTTTTCCAGAAGAGGTTGTATTATTGGGCCTATGTTACGGATAAATCACCACAAAACGTAATTGATTTTAGTTATGGTGAGAAAGCGCTCTACGGTCGAGTAGGGAGATCGTTCCAGCCGATTGTATTGAAAAAGGGCGCCCTCAAATCCTTGAAAAACCCCCTACGCCGCGAATCACCAATGAGAGCAGTCAACTTTGTGGCGGACATCTTCAATGAAATGTCCCGGCAGTTTGAGAAAAAGGCCACCATGTCACAAATTGCAACAAACGACCCATATTTGAGCAAGTTGGTTGTATACAAGGCACATATATCTCCTCAAAAATTATATCAAGATCATCGACAACGCTATATAGACCAAATCGCAAGGCTTTTCAAGTCCAAGCAGATGCGTTTTTCAAATTTCGAAGAGTTCCTTGAATTATTGATTCCGATTTTAAAAACCAGTTGTCAGACAGCGCGCTTTACCTATCCTGGGTTTATTAAGAGTAGAGATTGTTCGATCATGTCAACGGGACTAGCGATAGAGATAGCTGATTTGAAATATGAGGACGATGACGAGAAAGTAAGAAAGTTCATCAAAAGCAAAAATTGGGATTTTTATATTAACACTTGCAATTCGTATGGATTCATGGTAGACTTAAATACACCCTGGAGAATTGTGGCAGATTTAGAATCAGATGCGATGAAGGAAATTGCGCTGCGATATGGATATCATGGCGTGGATTCTCTTTTCCGAAGAGCCTACGCTAATCCAAATTTTATAGATCTGAAAAACTTTGCTACTACGTTGCTGGCGCTGTATAATTCTTGTAAAGTGTACTCTTATGATAAATTTGAAGATTGCGGAAATGGTAAAACACATGTAAAAAAGGTTTATCCACGCGAATACACTGTCAATGAAATGATACGCGACACTGGAGCGATGAGAATTCTCCGGCTTTATACGTATTTGAGGCTTTTTGAAGAAAAGCCAGAACTCACAGATGCCGCAATGGATGAAATAGTTGGTGAAGTAATATCGCTCACCAACACACAGGGACTTCCGATAGCCCTAACCGTCTATTTAGAAGCGATTATAAATAAAGAGTTTGACAAAATCGGTTCAGTCAGTTATATTAAAAAGGTTAATGAACTTCGCGAAGAGATGGAAATTATGAGAGCAGAAGATACCACAAATCCTTCAAACTATCGCTATGCAAGCATAGCAGCCAAGGAAAAATCAGAATGGGGAGGGAATCTCATTCCTGAAGATCTACTTCCCGAAGACGAACAAGCTATTTTGGACTAAAATGTACTTTCAATCGATTGATGATAAATCCGAATGTATTGGGGTGTATGTGGACGGGCAACTACATTTTGACAATTTTCCGGCTGATTTGACCCACACTTGGCGTTACACAGGCTCGGCTGTTGACGCCGATGTAGAATATGCGTGGCTATACGCCAACGGCGCAACATTGGCCCAATGCTGCTCTGAAGAGCATTCAGAGGAGCTATCCGCTACCGAGCGCAGATTACGCGCATATATGAAGACATTCAAAATCGCAAAAGTCAATCTAAATGATCATTGCATTTTCGATCTCGTCCCTCATGACTTCTTAAAACGCTTTTGCGAGATTAAAACACAAATCACAGAACACGTTTTTGATTCTTACGAAAAACCAAAGAACTACCAGCACCTGTGCGACGTCGAAAAACTTCTCTATAAGATAAGGTACAATAGGCTCAATTTGAGTACCGATGGTTGCCGTCATTTGATGCTTTCGACTATAGAGCGCAATAAAGCGCAAGAACTGGTCAAGAACTATGCCTACATTGACTACAACCTGTTTGGTACCGTCACAGGGCGCCTCACAACCCGTCCCGGCTCGTTCCCCATACTAACAGTTAAGAAAGAGTTTAGGAAGCTCCTGAAGCCAAAGAACGACCTTTTTGTGGCATTAGATTATAATGGCGCTGAAGTGCGTATGTTTTTGGAGTTATCTGGCGAGGAACAGCCCGACTACGACATTCACGACTGGAATGCTAAGAATGTGTTTGCCAACACTTTGACTCGGGATGAGTCCAAAGTTGAGTTCTTTAGTTGGCTCTACAACTCAATAGATCGCCCGGAACTTAATGAAATCTACAATAAAGTAAAAATCCTCGAGGCCCGGTATGATGGAGAGTTTGTTACTACGCCATATGACCGCAAAATAGCGGTGGACGACTTTAGGGCGCTCAATTACCTGATTCAGAGTTCAACGTCAGATCGCGTTCTTTCCAAGGCGGTTATTATAGACAAAATGCTAGAAGAGAGAAAATCTTTTGTTTCTCATATACTTCATGATGAAATTGTGATAGACTTTAACAATGAAGACAGAGATATTATAATGGAAATTAAGGAAACATTTGAAGATGGCTTCCTTAGTTCAATAAAGGCTGGTACGGATTATTTCGAACTGAAAGAGTTGGATCTATGATTGTAGTTGGACTGGGTAACGCCGCTTCCAAAATAGTAGAGAATTTCAAAGCAGTCGACAACTATAAAGTCTATCAGCTTAATAGTTCAGTCGAGCGCACCTCTAAATATAAATTTAGATTGAAGCGCCACGAAGAAGCGGAAGAATACGAGCAAAATATCCCAAATCTTAAAAAGTTTTTTAGTGAAATCAAGGGACGAGTGCAATTCTTTGTCGTGGGCTCGTCAATGAGTTCTAATTATGCGCTCGGAGTTATAGAGCAGCTTAAACACGCCGAGGTAGAGTTATTTTACATCAAGCCTGATGGAGAGCTTCTCACGGGCATGCCAAAGTTAGTAGATAAAGTGGTATTCAGCGTGATCCAGGAATATGCACGATCGGGGCTCTTGAAGTCAGCAACGCTGATTAGCAACGAATTGCTCGAAAACCATCTCGGAAACGTCCCTATTAAGAAGTATTACGCCACGCTTAATCACACTATTTTCTCAACTGTTCATTATCTAAACTTCTTTGAGCACAATGAGCCGGAAATCGGAATGGTCTCGCGGCCCCTTGATATTTGTCGAATTAGAACCATCGGTTTACTTAATATGAAGAATTTAGAAGAAAAATGGCTTTTTCCACTTGACATGGACCGCGATGTATGTTATTATATGTGTATAAACAGGGATAAGTTGGAGAACGATGGAACGCTTCACAAAAAGTTGGTCGATTTGCTCAAGCAAAAACCAAGGAACGCTTTCCGAAAAATTTCGTATGCGATTTATGAAACTGAATTTGATGATTTTGGGTTCTGCGTTGCCCTTACTAACGTAGTGCAAAAATACGCTTGACAAGCTACGTCAAGTGTGTCATAATAAGGCAATAAGGAACGCTTGTTGCTAACTCATTCAACACAAAGGAGAAAAAATGGGTATTGATATGGAACTGATGCGGCGTAAGCTTGCATCCCTTCGAGGAGAAGGAAACGGAGATAACACTCCATCAGTCTGGTTTAAACCGGACGAGGGCGATACGGACATTCGTATCGTTCCAACAAACGACGGGGACCCCCTCAAGGAGATGTCTTTCCACTATAATGTGGGCGAACATCGTGGTGGTGTTCTTTGCCCGAAACGTAATTACGGCGAAGCATGCCCCATCTGCGAGTTCGCTTCCGCTTTATGGCGTGAAGGAACCTCCAACAACGACGAGGACAGCAAGAATCTTGCAAAGTCACTTTTCGTGCGTCAACGTTATTTCTCGCCTGTGGTAGTCCGCGGTCGTGAAGACGAAGGCGTCAAGGTCTATGGATACGGAAAGAAGGCTTATGAACTTCTTCTGGGCTATATCCTCGACCCAGAGTATGGTGATATTACCGATTCCGACGAAGGAACCGATATCACCCTCACATACACCAAGCCTAATAAGCCTGGTGCTTATCCACAAACGAGTCTGAAGATGCGCCGAAACACATCCCCCCTGCTCGCTGACACGGAATCCATCCCTGCCCTCCTGGATCGTGTCCCGGAGTTCGAAACCCTATTCGAACGCCTGACAAGCGATCAAGTAGGCGCGATTCTAGATGAACAACTCTCCGGCGATGGTTCTGCCGAGAGCCGTTCCAAAGAGACTACAAAATACTCCGCCAAGCCGACGAACGATGTTGACAAGGCGTTTGAGGAATTGATGTCCTAGGATAACTAGGCTTTAGTTTGTGGAAACCGCCGGCAGACCGGGAATAAATAGTCTGCCCCCCTTTTTAAACACAGGCACTCCTATGGCTGCGAAAGCTCAAGATTCTATTCGCGAAACTAAGCAAAAACTCCGATTTGGATTTGGTAAAGAAGAGCATAAGAGAGACGAAAAATATGATGCCTTCTATGGCATGCCAATCGACTTTAAGACCAGAAACACCTCGCGCGGCGCCGTTTCTACAAAAAGAAAGTTTAAATTTGAAACCTTGAAAGAGTGGGAGAATACCCTTATTGTCGTCTCCGATTATGAAATAAAGGAAGATATTCTTCAACAAGATTATCTCATTTTTCCAGAAGCCCTAGAAGAGTGGCGACGTGAAGTTTATAGAAAGTTGTGCCACCAAGATCGCGCATCTTATTATTGTCTGGATGAGGTCGACCTGCTGCGAGATGATCTGGTAAATTCAGGAGGATATAAGCCCGAACACGATAGAATTTTTGAAAAACTAAAAATCCAGATGCACCTCAATGATCCAGCGATCCCAAAGCGGCTTTTTTCGACCGAGGGTCGAGAAATGACTATACAAGGGAGAGTTATAAAAACTAAATACCCCGAAAGTTTTATAAAAGTCCCGGACAATGTTGACAAGAAGGTTTTTTTGCGAGAAACTATAGACAAATATTTAAAGGAGAAATAAATGCCACCGCGCCCAAAGCCTACCCTAGAATTAATGGTACTATATAAGTGAAGACACCATTACGATACCCCGGCGGCAAAACACGAGCAGTTAAGCACATTTTGCCGCTGATTCCAGATGATGTTGAGCGGGTGTGCTCTCCGTTTT